GTTATCGTGCTCAGTATCAGTGCCCTGCTCAAACGCAGGTTGAAGGAAGTTCCGTCTCTTGAGACGAACTCTCAGCTCCCTTATCGGGAGTCTTTCTTTCCGGCCATTCCCGCAGAAGTGTGGGGTGACCGGTTGACTGATGCTGTGCGTGAAGCCTTCTTCGAGAAGCTCAACCACCGTGAGGTGACCGAGTGAGCGGGACCATTCTCTCTGTACTCGTGAGAGTACTTACGTTCGTAGTCGAAGCGGTCCTGGACCGCTGCCGAGTGCGACGTACCTCCTCGTCATCCGACGACGGAGGGGGTCCTCCTGGACCCAGCGTGGGATAAGGGGGTGATTCCCCCGTGTCGCTTCTCCTTGTGAAAGGATAATGTAAGTGGCTATCTCAGGCCCATTCCGTCTGGAATGGAATCGAGTTGGTGATCGTTTCCAGCGTGACTGGTATCGGGGCTATAAGGCTTTGGGGAAACCCTCGCCTTTCGTCCAGAGGCAGTACTGGGGAACGTACACCGATCGCGGGGTAACTGTACCGTCTGACTTCGGTTCGTCGGTCTCCTACGCGCGAACGGCTGGCACTTGGGATTGGGATTCGTCCCTACTCATCCCGAGTGGTAGTCTCTACGTGAAAGCGTACGACAAATTCGTGTCGCAGGCCCACGGCAAGGTCAAAGCCTCACTGGCTGTGTCTCTTGTCGAAATCCGTGAGTCGTTTACGATGATTCACAAACGGGCCCAGCAGCTGATCAACTTCGGCACCCCCTCGCCAAGAGGGACTTCGGTGGCGTCGTCAGGGCTCTGGGTTTAGCGAAGGATAGCACAATGCGTCTCTCGCGACGTATGTACCGGCAAGCTCGGAAAGAGCAGACCCGGCGCCTACGGACCGTCTGGGATCGGCAAGCTGTGAAGCCCCGATCCTTCGCCAACAACTACCTGGAATTCATTTTCGGATGGAAACCTTTCGTAGATGACATTGCATCTTGCATAGAGGTGCTGCAGAGGAGCTTTGAGTCTCAGACCGTGAGGTCCAGGGCTTCGAGCGACTCGCGTGCGGTCACGACCAAACCATTAATTTGGAATGTTCAGCCGTACACCGTCGACGACCTTAAGCAGGAATTCAAACTTCTGCTTCAGGCGAAGATTGGGATTGATAACCCCAATCTATTGTTGGCCAACGAACTGGGCTTCATCAACCCGGTTCAAGTGGCATGGCAGGTGATTCCCTTCAGTTTTCTGATCGACTGGTTCATTCCAGTCGGAAAGTTCCTGGGGTCCTATACGGACTTCGTGGGATTGAGGGTGATTGATCCTTTCGTGTCCCGGTTATACCGTGCTGAGCACGTATACCGAACGGACTATGGTGGAATGGCGGGGCGCGGTAATGAAGTGCGTTACGGCAAAGGACACCGGTTCTACCGGGACCTCTGGAGCCTGAACGTACCTACACTGAAGTCTCGCATTGGTCTTCCAACCAATGGTCTGGCTGGCAAAGCGGCCTCGTCGGTCGCCTTGCTCATTCAACAACTTAGCAACAGAAAGTAAGCACTATGCCCAACATGGCTAGCATCACTGTGAAAGATGTGGACGGTACCACCGATCGGGTGTTCACCTCCCTTAACCCGGCTGGCGCCGACGGCTCTCCGGCTGTCTGGCGCTGGGATGACTCTACGAAGCTGCCCGGTGAACGGGTGCG